ATCTGCCCGGTAGAAGAAAGCGCTATACCGCCTTCAGTTGCGGTGTAGAACATGTTGGTAAACGTCCCACCAAACGCTGGCTGCTCGGTGTACGTCTGAACAAGCTCTAGGTCTTGTGGCTCGGGCAGGTCTACAACAACTGTCGGGATACCTGCTTCTGGGGAATAGTTGGGCGGATCAAACGTGTCTTGAGCACGAAGCAGATAGGTTCCTTCTTTGAGCGGAACCAGCTTGCGAGTGCTGGCACCGTTCACTGTTGCAATAACTTGGCTCTCACCCCACTTGATTTCGCCTGTTGTTCGTGGGTTATGCCTGATCTCAACCGTTCCACCGACACGCACGTCTAGGTCAGTGGACTGGGGCCAGTGCAGCTCAGCGTTATGGGCATCAACAGGCGAAATGTTGAGGCTGGCAATGTTGGCAGGTGGTTCTTTCTTACCAACAGCGTCAAAAGTCAATAAGGCGGGTTGAGACCGCTTGCCTGTTGAGCCAACACCGACCACTTCAATTTCATACGTGCCGACCTTGCTGTTCAGCACCTCCAAGTCAACAGCTTGCGTAATTGAAGTGGCAGGGTTGCCGCTGTTGACCCTGACATTCACCCTGTAAGAGGTGGATCTAGTCGAAGGCTGCCAGTTAATAATCAGCTTTTGCAGAACTGAACCAGCACTTTCGTACAGAATTTCGCGGCACTGCAAGTTAGTCGGAGCTTCAGGCGGCTCGTTTAGGTTGCTGACATCCCGACGCTCCAGAATCTGGTTGCGCTCGATGTGTGCGTACTTGCTGCTGTTGTATGCAGCAGCTGTGACGGTATAAGTTCCTTCGCTGTTTTCAACAACGTTAAGAACACGCCAAGTGCTGAGCTGCAATTCTTGCCAGCTGAGAGAAAACGGTGCTCCAGCTGTAGGTGCTGATGCAAGCGCTGTTCCAGGCGTAACCGTTGACCCTGAAATAGTTGAGCCTGTTGCAGTGCCTAACGTTCCATCAGGTAACACCACGTTGATCGTGAGGTCTGATGGCGCAGAACCTCCAAATAAAACCGTATCGCTACGGTCTAACTTGATTGACGTGGTTGTTGAACCAGTCGTACAGCGACCAGACACTGACTGACCCGCGCGAACTGGATCAGCAATTTGAATACGGTCGCCAGGTCGAACTGTGATGCCTGCGGCTAAATCCGTGTCAAAAGCAACGACTTCTGTTTCTTCAGCGTTGGTGTAAAGAAGCCACTCACCAAGGCGACGAGCCTGTCCCTGACTGGTGCAAGCGAAAGCATCAATCGACGTTTTGACATAGCCAAATTTTTCGATGCCCTTGTTGTCTTCAACCAGTTCGTACTGATACTCCCTTACGTCATTGTCAAACCATTTAACTGAAACACAGGTGTAGCGAGTTTTTCTACCGGAACCAGAATAAGTAAATCCCGCTTCAGTTACATTTGCTTGATTAAAAACATAGATGAAGTCTTCTGGACGATCTTGTGAAAAAGCAAGTGTTCCTTTTTCCCAAAACGGCATGGCTCTGAACACAGAGCACATTTGATTAACCAACTTGTAAGCGTCTTGCTGCGTTTGAATAACAACATTGCAGCTAAACCGAGGCTCTACTCCTCCATTCAAGTTGTCAACAGACTCATTGCAGTACTGAGAAGCAGCATAGAAGCTATAAATATCTAAATCTGCTGCTTCAATATGGTTGCCTAATCCGTAGCGTTTACTAACGAGCAAGTCGTATAGGCACCAAACGGGATCTGAGGTCCAAACTGCCGCTCCAAGGGGGCCGTTAAACGTTCCGTTGTAGACGATATGGCCATCAGCTTGAACGACTCCGTTGTGAGGGATTTGAACCTTTAGGCCACGAAGACGGTAAGACCGACGCGGTATCTGGCTGAACTGTTGAGCGTTGATCTTTAAACCAAACAACGCACTGTTTGGGTATCGCGTCTTGTAGTTAGACTTTTCCGTGTAGTCGTACCAGAAAAAATCACTGTTTTCCGTTGTCTCCCCAGAGGCTGGTGCGTCACGGTTTGTCCGCTTTACTCGAATTGCAACAGGGAAACTGCCCGTCACAGTAAAGTTGTGCTTCGTTTGATACAGGTCATTAGTTCGACCTTCGATCTTGAAACCTGTGCCGCCAGGGCTTATAGATGAAAACGCACCACCTGCATACGAGACTTCGATGTCGTACTCAATGATGGCACCGTCAACGTCTCCGTTGTTTTGAAAGATTTGTAGCGCTGGAGTCCCGACTGTTACACGAATTTCAGTGGTGTCTGTGTCTGTAACTGTTCGCGTGACTGGTGTCGCCTGAACAACCTTTGTTCCTACCTGGACTGTTGCTTGGTTGAGAACATCTAGGTTGGTTAAAACAGATTGGTCTTGCTGTCCGTATCTAAACTCATAAGCCGCATCAGTCCTTACGTCAAAGTTGTAATCAGTATCTTGCTGGTTTGAGGGGTCAGCTTCTTGCCGTACCACCTGGGTGTTGTCAAAGAAAACATCTTTTAATGCACCAAAGTTGTACTCGGCGCTGTCGCGGTTATATAGCTGGCCATTAAATCTTTGGCCCGACGGAAAACCTTCAATTTCGCCTTCACACAACAGGTCAACGACCCGTGCTATCTGACGAGAATTAAGATTGTCCTCTGCAACATCAGCGGAGCCGCCACCGCCACCGCCGCCTTTACCGCCACCACCGCCTGCACCGGCGATCCACTTATCAGTCATCTCAACCCTCCGTGTTTAGGCCAGCTGAAATTGTGATACTGCCTGTGACAACTTCGCCGTAGATGACAGGCACCACAACGCCAGACCGGGAGGTGTTTTGCACACCACTAAAATTGAAATTCTCCCGTGGATCGGAATCCATATCTGGTGTTCTAGGGATAGGAGTAAGCATCATTGCAACGCCCCCCAAAATCAAAGAGCCGCCTGCCAAGCCAATAGCGGTCATTGCTTTACCGCCAATCGCAGCTCCAATCCCTGGAAACGCCAGTGAAAAACCAACCAGTGCTGCTCCAGCAATGATTGAGCCTAAACCTCTATCTCCGCCCGCACCTTCAATTACGGGTGCAATTCGAATTGGTTCGCGGCCAGAGACCGGATACCCCAAACACTCAACGTGTTCGCCTATAGGAAGTTGATGCCTGCCAACAGAGACCATGTATTGGCCTTCAGCTAAAACAGAACGCAGCTCTGGAAAGTTTGCCAGCAAAAACTTTACCGCTTCTGCAGGAGTGCGTACCACAGCCTTAAAACTGCGCTGACCAAGGTGCTTCGCCAGTTTTCCGTAGACCTTGATTACACGCATCATCTCACTGCCCTCCTCGGTAACGGACGATGCGACCGGTGTTCTTTTGATAATAGCCGCCCCAGATGTCTCGGCTAGACAGACGGCCCCTTACATGATGCAGAAGCCGTTGCTCTCCTACATACACGCCAACATGATTTAAGCCAGGCGAATCGCCTAAACGCATAAACACAAGGTCTCCTTTCTGTGGCTGGTTCGTCTCTGCGTCACAAAACCCTGTCTCCTCAAAGCACCGCTCAAACATTGGGTCAGCGTCAAACGCCATGTTGTCCCTAGGGCGATCCCAATCACGTAGCTCAATACCCAGCTCCTCCTGATACCAGTCCCGCACCAACGTCCAACAGTCGGATACGCCCCACACCCACTGACGGCCTATCAGAGGGGCCTTGTAGCCACTGGGGTCAATGCTTGTCCACGTTCCAGAGCCTGGATTGCAGATGTACCAGCGCAGTCCAGACTTTTCGCAGCCCATACGGTCTGCATTGCTTGCAATCGCCAGTGACTTGGGGTGGCTGTGAAATACAGCTGTTACTTCACCAGCCTCTTCTGCATCGGCGTAGTCCTCAGGAGACAGCACAAAAAAATCGCCGTCGTTAGACAAGTTTTCGCAACGCCAGTACCGCTCACGCCCTTTTACTACAACAACTAAGCCACACGCTTCGCGTGGTGACTCCTCTAACGCATGAGTCAATGCATCAGCTTTCCACTGCGTCATCCGATATTCCGGCCAAGTGATGGGAATGACCCAAACGGTAGACCGCCATGCGTGTCACCATTAGGGAAACGCCGCTGGCAACTAGTTAGCCGTTTACCGCAAGTGTTTTCAGGTGGAAGGTTGGTGGTTGTTGTAATGGTTGGCTCGGCGCTGATGTAAACACCGTTCATGTCAATCTCGGTGTTAGTAACATCAGTCACAATGACCTTAAGCTTGCCTGCGTTACCCAGCTGAGCAATGTTGTTGCTAAACCCAGTAGTGTTAGTAATTTGCACAGCAATCCCAACAGTGGTCAACGTTCCATAAGGCGTATTTCTAAACGGATTCTGGTCACTCACTGTCTCGTTAAGATTAACCGTTTCGTTGCGGTCAAACAAACCCGTTGAGCTAACAAAAGTTATCGTTGGAATACTCCATACATAAGCTTGATTACTAAAGTGGCCAGACGGCAGCGCATCAGCGGTAAATGCAAGACTTACTGTCAAACTTCGTGTTCCCAATGTATAAGTTTTTTGAACCGTACTGATGTCAGAAGTGCTGTTTGCAACTCTGCCGTTGACCTCATAGCTGTACGCTCCACGGCGCCCCTCCTGAATATCCGCTGGATAAAACTCCACAAACGAAAGCTCTGACACTGCACCTCTTAGGTTTGTGTTTTGCCCAGTCCAAACAACAGCACTGCTGTCACGGTCATACATCACTAAATTGCCGTCACCCTGCATCCGCAGCTCATAACGTCCATTACCTGCAGGGCTTTGCACGCCTTTACCGTGCGTCCATACCACCGTTCCAGCCTTGTCATAGATCACCAAGTTGCCGTCAGGCTGCACACGCAACCTGTACCAGCCGTTAGACGAAACCAGTTCTTGGCCTTCATACAAGCTGTTACGAGCTGTTAGCTGGTTAGCCCCTGTCGTAAATGTCAGATTGGGGGCAGCCTCAGTAATTTCGGAAACGTCGTTTTCCGTAAACTCTGCCCCTTCATAGCCACACTCAGGACCGCGATACGTCCACTGACAAATGTTGTCCAAGGCAAGACGCCTGGGCGCCGTAACGCCTTCTAAATCAAAGACAGATGCCAGCTCAAACTCAACCAAATCTCGGTTTTCACTGACCTTACGGTCTACGTAATACACCTCTTTTGGCATTTGACCCGTATCAGACGAGTCTGGCGTTCCGTATGGGTTGGAGTTATTGTCAAAGTTTTCCGCGTCTAAAAAACGACTCAACGTTCTAATACGCGTCAGCTTTGCACCAGTCAGATCATTGCCTGGCGTTGTCTCGTTTACCGACAACAGCACAGCTGAAACAAAGCTGTTGGTGTTAGCAATACGCAGGGCTGGGCGGGGCAACGTTCCATCACCCTTAAACTCAAATCCATCTGCTTCGACGGGCAGCGCAATATACGTGTTTCCGCCAAAAACGATTTGGCCTGTAGTCGTCTTTTGGTTTACGCCACTGAAAAACCGATGCGTCTCGTTGCTGCCGTGGATAGCAGTCTCCAGCTGAAGCTCGAACAGCTCGATGATTGCAAACGGACTAGACGTAAGCAGATT